AAAAGCCCCGCGAATTTTGATACCAAACTTATCAGCTTTCTGAGGGCACTCGGGTCCTACAATAGACAGACACGCATATAATTGACCTGGAACAACAGTATAATCTTGCTCAAGCATTCCAGAGGCCATTTGATATATAACAATAATAATCTTTAACTCAATTACCGCGTTCTAATAACATCTCTTGCATGTGTTTTACATCTTTTTCAACAATACACACTTTAACATGAATATCTTGAAGAATACTTGCAGTGCTTTTTATTTCAGACTCTTGAGCGTACGCCTTTGTAAATAATTCATCAAGTTTTTCAGACTGTTTTCCTGCCTGAAAAATAAGAGCTGCAACGGGTATCATAGATATATATGGTATAATACCATTCATTATTATTATATAAATATATAATAAAATGCCATCAAAAAATATGAAAACTTTTGCAAAAAATCATCCAAAATGGAATTATCCAAGTAATTTAAAAATTAAAAGAATACACAAAATATTTGGAAAAGAGGCTGTTAAAAAACTGGTTAATAATACTTTATTTAATGCGCCACGTTCAAATGAAAATAAGTATAGATATAATTTAACATTGTGGTTTGCTAAAATATTAAACGTTCCCGTTCTTATGACGTCCCCCAGAGGAACTACAACTAGAATAACTCCAGCTGGTCGCGTGACTACATTTCATTTAAGTGCTATACCACATCGTTCCCAAAAACGTGTCTAAAAAATACCAAGGTTTGGTTAAAAACAAACCGCAATATATAAAAAAAAGATGGAAGCTATACGTCGTTATCACAATGATGTAAAGCGTGATCTTATTAAACAAACAACTAATTCTGGATTAAAAGTCTTGGATGTTGGTTGTGGATTTGGAGGTGATCTTGGAAAATGGGAAAATGTCGGGATAGTAAATCTTGATGCATGTGATCCCAGTGAGGATGCTCTCAAAGAGGCTATATCTCGAGCACCCACCTTTAAAAAATTGAAACCCCAGTTTTTTCATGGTGATATTTTTTCGTGCCCTAAAAAACAATATGATATTATTTGTTACAACTTTTCACTTCATTATATTTTCAAAGACAAGAATATCTTTTTTTCAAGCATAAGAGCAATTAAAGATAGATTAAAACCAGGAGGTAAACTTATTGGGTGTATTCCAGATTCAGAAAGTATATTAATGTCAACACCATTCAAAGATGAATTAGGAAATGTTATTGTTCGTAGTGAAAAAACTGGATACGGAAATTTTGGGGAAAAGATTTACGTTTATTTATCAGATACTCCATTTTACAAAGATGGGCCAAAACCGGAACCAATTGCATACAAGGATCTTTTAATAACACACTTGGAAACTATTGGATTACAAAAAGTAATATGGCAACCGTTGACAAATTTTAAAATTTCAACACTCTATTCAATGTTTATTTTTGTTCGTACATGATAAATAATGTTGGGTATGATTTTTTTAATGATATGTATGTTTGGATATATTCTTTTTATTTTATTAAACGTACGTGACCCACCTGTATTTACAGAAGTCAAGACAAAGTATGCAATTCTTAGAAACTATATTGCTACAAACCCAGTACCAGATAAGTTTAAGATATTAACACAACCTATTGTACTTATTGGATATCTTAAAAAGAAGAATGAAATTGGATACAATACAAATAAAGGATACGAAATTGGGTTATGTTTAGACGGAAATTCAAATCAAATTTTTCACGTTCTTCTTCATGAACTTTCTCATTCAACTGTAAAAGAATATTCACATAATAATAATTTCTGGAAAAACTTTAAAGAACTCAGGGAGATTGCACACAGCATTGGAATTTATACACCAATCACAAAATCAGAATCATTTTGTGGCAAATATATTATTGATACGTAATTTTTTTATCTAGTTACAGTATATATATTAAATGATGGGCCCATTTGGATCATCCGTAGCCTCAACAGTCCTTTGGTTTATGTTATGTCTTCCATATATTTTTGCAAAAGCTGTCAATAATTGGAGTTACAGAACATTTATGCATTTTGTAGTGGTACCTGTGCTTGTATCTGTTTATATTTCAGTTCCTTCTGTTTCCCAATATTTTCTTGTACCTTGGGAAGTTATAATTCCATTATTTTCTATAATTTATGGAATACTAATGCTAATTTCTCTTGTTAGCAAAACCTTTAAAAAAGGACTTGATGAATGTGACAAACCAAATATGGAATCATCTGCATATGTTACATTAGCCATTTTCCTACTTTTAATGTTTGGAATGTTAGCATATTACTATACACCACTCTTTTCAATGTTTAGTCCACTGGCATCAATACAAACAGTCTAACGATTGATAACAAATCGCTGACCAAGGTAATATAAAATGGCTGCAATAAGGCCGGATACAAGTAATCCAACAGTCGTTAGATTGCCGTCAGCCAAAAATTGCGGAAAAACACCCACCAATTTCTCTTGGACTGGTTTGCAAAATGCAATAATTGCGCAAATACCAGCCACGAGAGCTTGAAACTGATCGTCGGACATATTAAGTGGATTCTGTTTCTGACGTGATTGCATCTGCTGCATCTGCATCTGCTGCATCTGCTGCTTCATCTGTGGCGGTGATGCAGCCTGAGCATACATCATATCTTCTTGTTCAACTGGATCAGAAGGCATGATATCGGATATAGGAGTAGAATCCATCTGTGGTTGTTGTTGTTGTTTCTGTATATTTTTTTCCGGTGTTTTTTGCGGCACTGGAAGGTCAATAGGAACCATTCCGTCACTTGACTCATTTAGGTTAAATGTATCCATTTGGTAAGTGCCCATTTGGTAATTAGCAATTTTTTATTGATTAAACCTATACGCACTGTCCTGGGTGGTTTATATAAATTTAAGCTTATTGTCAAAAGCCATCCTTCCAATAAAGAACATGTTGAGAGCGTACACAATAACTAGAGACCACGCCCAAATATCACAATGTCCAATAACTGAGCAGTTGGCATTATAAGCTGCAAGGAATGCTCCCGCCATTATCATTAGGCCTGGAATAGGCATCTTCTGAAACGCAATAAAGATTCCAATCACGATTCCGATAATAGAAATAATAAAGGCCTGGTTAGTAATTTTAAGAGAGCCAAGTGAGATCATTTATATTATTCATTTAAAATAATTAAAGACAGATAATAAAGTAAGTATTATTATATATTTTGATTGGGTTTGATATTGGTATCAAGTTTTAAAATTGTTTGATACTTATTATCAATATAAAAAAATAAGAATATATATTGATAAGAAGCGAATACAATGATCATTAGTGTTGAAGGAAATATAGGAGCTGGCAAATCCACCTTTTTGGACCGACTTCGTGAACAATTTCCAAATGCATATTTTGTTCCCGAACCCGTTGATGAATGGAATACTATAACAGATACAAATGGTACAACTATACTTGAAAAATATTATGAAGATCCTAAAAAATATGCGTTTTCTTTTCAAATGATGGCTTTCATTACGCGTCTAAAACTACTAAAAGAGGCTCCAAAAAATTGTCTCGTAATTACTGAAAGATCTGTTTTTACTGATCGCGAGATTTTTGCTAAAATGTTGCACGAATCTGGTAAGATTGAAGATATTGAATATAAAATTTATCTAAAGTGGTTTGATGAACTTGTACAAAATCTAAAAGTTGACGGTATTATATATCTCAAGACTTCTCATCTCACGTGTTTCAATCGGATTAAAAGTAGAAATAGACAAGGTGAAAATATACCGCCATCTTATGTTGCAGATTGTCAATATTATCACGATAAATGGTTACGTTTTTTACCAAATGTTATTGAAATTGATGGCGAACTTGATTTTTCAAAAACAATGCCGTGGGAGTGGCTTCATAAATTAAATGATTTTTTTCTAAGTTATAAGTAATAATGCCAAGTCCCAATACTATTAAGAAAATGTCACAAAAAAAAAGAGCCGTGTATAATTGGCAAGCAGTCAATTTTAAAAATTGGAAAAATGTTCAGATGACATCTCCAAGATCCTCTTCTAGGTATCGTCCAAAAAGCGCTCCATCCGGCCGCGCTTTTACATTTCCAAAAAGTTTGGCTCGCGCAGTTGTCGCTACATTAGCCCTGAGTGCCGCTCGTGGAACTGGGTACAAGCCCACTAGTTACCAAGCTGCAAGTGGTCACACACTTAACAGTAAAGCACTTGTGCCATACATGCAATCTACAGTTGCAAATAGAAACTATAACATGGTTGGAACCAGATCATATCCAGCTCATCAAGGTATGGTTATGCTTAATAAAAAAACAAAGAAAACAATGATGAATAGGATGAAAGCCTTGTTTGGAAAAAGACCAATAGCTGGTAACAAACTCGCAGCTTATACGGTTAGTACTGGTACCACGCGAATGGCCGTGCCTGGAAAGGCTAGGGTATTTGAGGAAATTTCAACAAACGCCGTACTCACTGCAAAACCTGGTACGTATAATAATCAGCTGATCATAGATGCTGCATCGGCGGCTATGCAGAGAAAGGCTACTTTTAAACCAACTGTATTTAAAAACGAAAATAACAAGGTTTTTGGAAAGGGGGCTCAGGCTAGGGCCAGGTTAGTTAAGAGTGCAGGTGCTAGGCCACCAAAACATAAATACCACGTGGTCCGTTAACCTTTCTTAACAATTTTTACAGTTTCTCTTTTTTTAGCTTTATTGGGATCATTTCCCTTGGCTCCTTCAACCAGATGTTTAGGATTATAATGTTTTTTATGATAGGCCCACATTTCTGGTGATCCAATTCTAAAATTTTTGCGCATAGAAGCTTTGTACCAAAAAACACAATCTTGAATTTTATTGCTTTTAGATGTGTTGTCAAGAACCAAACACTCGTAGTTTTCAGTGCAGGAAGTCATCACCTGATTGAACATGTCGAACGTTGGAAAAATTCCAAAAAATGATTTATAAAGTTTTTCACGATTTTGAATAACATTTTCACGAAGAATAAATATATAGTCAACATTTGCTCTGAGATCTGGAGATAAATCCATACAGTACTGCATTGTCAACATAAAGAATAGTTTCCAATGTCTGCCATTCATAAAACATTGTCTTATACAAACATCCTTCATAAATTTACGGTCATACATACAATCATCTAAAAGTATGAATGCTGAAGGAATTGTTTCGCGAACAGAAAGTTGTTGTTTTTGTCTATCCAAAACTCGTTCAATTGCATCCTTGTCATAATCTGAATATATGAACAAGTCTGGAACAAATGTTTTATAGTGATGATTCCCTTCTTCGGTTGCCGACATTACAATACCAGATGGAATGTGTCTCTTGTGATACATAATGTCAGTCACGAGAACACTTTTACCAGTACCTCTTTTTCCTATAAACACGCATACCTTATCATCAGGCATATTTTCTGGTTTAAACTTTCGTAATGAAAGATTCATTTATTACTAGTATTACTCGGAATTTTAGTCTTTGAAATTTCTCGCAAGATAGTAGTAATGGCTAGTGGCCGTGTCAGTGTTGCCTATGTTGGTATCCAGGATACCTTCCTGACTGGTGATCCACAGTTTACATATTTTCAAAGAGTTTATAAACAACATACAAAATTTGCATTGGAAGTTAGGGACACACCAATTGATGGGTCTCTTAGTTTTGGATCTCAAATAGTTTGTACTATTCCAAGAATGGGGGATATGATTAGAACAATGTATCTACGAGTTCTTTTATCAAATGTTCAAAGTGCATCGTGTTTTTCAAATCTAACTAGTAATGTTATTGGATACACTGATTCAATAGGAAATGCTCTTATTGAATACGCCGACTTGCTTATTGGTGGACAGACTGTTCAGAGGATCAATGGCGAATATATGGAAATGTATTCTGATATGTGGATTAGTGATTCACAACAAGCTGCAATGGCTGCTCTTGTTGGAACAAATTACAATCTGAATTCCCTTACAAGTAATACAGGAGGACCACAAACATCAATGTATCTTATTCCATTGCCATTCTATTTTTACAGAACCGACAGCATGGCAATTCCGTTATCTGCAATAACATATCAAGAAGTTCAGATTAGAATACAATTGAGACCACTTTCTCAGTTAATTGTTCCATCAATGTATGCGCCAGGTAATACACCGGGTGATGCAGTGGCCAGTATACTTTCAATGTCACTTCCAGTTGAGTTTATATTTTTAGCCCCCGCCGAAGTCAATTATATCAAAAATAATCAGCTTGATTATGCAATCACTCAACTTCAACAAAATAAACAAACCATACCAGCTGGTGAAACATTTACACAAATGCAACTTACTTTTATAAATCCGGTACGAGAACTTTATATTGTTATTCAAACTGCAACAGCAGTTAATAATAATGACTTGTTTAACTTTTCAAATGTTTCTGGAAACGATATTCTTGTCAACATCAATCTTGAGTTTAACAATGAAACCAGAATAATGTCAGATATTGCAAATTACTTGTATTTGAGACGTGCACAACCTCTCAGCTTTCATACAAGATCACCAACCCGTTATATCTATTCATATAGTTTTTCATTATTTCCAGAAAATGCAGAACCATCAGGACAAACCAATATGAGTAGAATCATAAACAAGTTGTTAAATGTTACTATAAATGCTCAATCAGAAGATGTTGAAGTTCGGGTCTACGCAAGGAACTTTAACATACTAAGAATTCACAAAGGTCTCGCTGGAGTGTTATTTATAGATAACAACTTCTTTTAATAAAAGATGGATTCCGATATTATCAAAACTGCTATTGATCTTATGAAACCAGTTATGGAAGCATCAGTTGTTATGGGAGCTCATTATGCAAAAGGTTGCGGACGTGATTGTGTGACTGCAATGGACGTTTCATATAGTATGAAATATTGTGCTATGAATCTAGTAGGAAAGCACATAGGAAGTTTATTTCCCGAAATTTACGAAAATCCTAGTGATAGTGATGATGAGGGATCAGTGTGGGAAACCGATTCTGATCAGGAACAGGAAGTTAATGAAGAAGAGTTTACTAGATATGAAGGTTCAGAAGAACTTTTAGTCAACATAAACAAAGCCTATGACACATGGAAAGATTGGGAGCCTCAATCACCAGCAGAAGAAATGTTGAAAAATGCAATTGAAAAAAGTGATGCAAGTGTATAATGGAACCATACAATGGTAACAAAGACTTGGCTATATGGAGTACAATAGAATCGTCAAGTGGTTCATCCGAGGATGATGATGAGGGCGGTTATGAAAGTGAAGAAGATCCAAAGTTGATACCCAAAGGGTATTATAAAATGAAAATTCCAATAAAAAAAATTTATTCAACAATTTTAATTGAAGAAGACTTGATTCCTGAATAAAATTTTCTACACTACTATTAAAATGAACGCTTTATCTGTTGGTGCTATTCAGCTTGAAACACAATCCCTTAATGCCATCGTTGCCGGTTTTAGTTTTGCATCAGCAATTGCATGGATGGATGCCGTTCGTTGGGTAATTTCTCAGGTCATTAACACACCAAAGACCAGTGGATCATACTTCTTAATGACTGCTCTGGCCACAACTCTGATGTCCATCTTTGTTTACTTTGTATTGTCTCTGCTTTCCAAACGTATTATGACACCCCAGCAGCCAATGTATGCAGTTACCCGATAAGCATTAGAAACCCCAGGAAAAGAACTATAAATACAATAATATAAATCATATTATTATTATTTGATACTTCTGGTTCTTTCATTGGTTCAGGAAGTTCATCAACTTCGTTATATGGATAAATCTTCATAAATCTATCAGTTTCGCAAGAAAACTCAAATTTTAGCATATGATTTGTTACGCCAAAATCATATGGTATTAATTTTGTTCCATTGTTCCAATACATTCTTATTCGGATATTGGTTATGTTTAGATCAGGTGGGGTATTATATTCAATCAAGTAATCCATCGGTGTGTACGGTACAACTGTTCCAATTGTATTTAGCACAATTCTTCCCATGTACGTCGGTACAATTTGAGAAGTTGATGTCACATCATATATAGTATTTCCAAAACTAAACGTTCCCCCATCAATATAGGAAGATTGAATCAGGTCTTCTCCGTTACATGTTAAACGGATAAATATAGATGTAGGACCTGATAGATCTATTACATCTGATGTTATAATTCCATTTGAGGAACTTACATCTAGACCATTAAATCCCATAATATTTGCAGGTGGTCCATTCATAGATGAAGTTGAATATCCATTTGAACCTGTGAAAAAGTTGAATGAAAAGTTATTTCCAATTCCAATATTTGAATACGTTAGTTTATTTGTAAATGTATCAAATGAAACACTTGAAACATTTGTATTTGCAAGAGCCGCCTGTAGACCAACCGCAAGTGTCGTTCCATTTGAGTATGTTCCTTCTGTAAGAATAATTGAATCTGCGTCAACTTCAAACTGCTTATTTCCCGTATTTATCATTTGTTGACAATTTACCAAACGGGCTGTTAACAGTCGGACTTTAGACACGCGATAAAGCGGCAAGTTCATCTTGACTGTGTAATCATTTGGTAAAGGGTACGTTGTTATATCACGTTCTCCAGAATCTACATCTACAACTGTTAAACCCATTAACAATTAGAGATCTTTTTTAATTAGAAATACTATGCGCCAAAGGATTTTTGTCAAGCTGTGTCTTGGCAATGTTTAGACTTCTATTAGCGGCATATGGATTGTGATTTCCTTTATTTACATTATTCTCCTGATATCCAAGTGGTACATATTGTTGACCGGCTGATTGAGTTGGACCACGGGCCATAATTGGCTGAGGGCACGTGCTTTGCCGGACTGCGGTTATCTTACCGGGATTACCAAGCATCACATTCATTCCACCAGCTGGTCCCATTCTACCCTTATTTCCGCGTTTGTCATCAGGTCGGATATCATTTGAAGTAGTGTCATATGCACCAATAAAGCTTGAAATCCCTGGAGCCATATTGTCAACGTGATAAAACTGAGCCTCTGTGACATCCGTCTTGTTTCTGGTTGGATCTTGATTGAGTTCCCCAGCTGGAACAAAACGCTTGGCTGGTGCATATTGAAGCCCATCTGTTCTCTGAGAAGTTTCTGCGCGATTTGTCTGGCGTTTTGTTTTTTCATAAGACTGATGTTGGGTCGGGGCGCTAACTGCGTCACCCTGACCTTGTGCTCGTGTTTTCATATCTGGATATCTAATTGGTAAAAATGCAGTCTTTTCTGGCCTGTTATGAGCAACTTTACCCCAGACCTCATTTCCCCATACTGGAGCCACCCCACCCGCTAGAGCAGTTCCATTCATCGGACCAGATCTTCCGGGAAGTTGTGTTAATTTGTAACCTCCTACGTTATTGGGAAGAACGCGGTACACTTGTTGATACCCACCGATAGCTGGAACATCGGGGCCAACTCCAAGACCTGGACCAACCATAATTTTATCACTTGGT